TAACGGTCACATGATTCGATACGCTGTGGCGTTGTTCGCGTGGCTTGCAGTGTGCGCAATCGGGGTAGGCATTGTTCATGCAGAGCCCGCCCCGGTTCTAAGCGCATGCGTTCAGGCCGCATCACCGCGCTATGAGTCGCTGACCGTTGGGCGTCACCTTGTCTTTGTGTGCACGGATTCGCTAGGGGTCAAGGCGTACCCGGATGGCTTGTCGTGTCAGCACAGCGTATGCAACCCGAGCGCCTTTGCGGCTGCTGTGGTTCGTGTCGCTACAGCGCAAGACTATAAGAAAGCAGTCGATGCGGAGTGGGCCGCAAACGTCAAATGGACATGCGATGCACCACCAAACGAAGGCGCGAAGGCACTGTGCGCAGAGCGTGAAGCGTTGATCGTCAAGAACTGGTCTACATGGACTGCTGAATTTAAGCCTGCCGTGTGGAAAGTGAAGCCAAACGGTACAGCTACCACACGCCCAGCTTACACGCTTGTAAACGGTGTGCTAGGTACTAAAGAAGCAGGAAGGGCGCAAGTAGGAGCAGCCTGTGACGTAACAAAGCCAACCGCACCGGCAACAGGTGGAGATGTTCGTGCGGAGTACGGTATATCTGGCTTGGTGACTATCTGCACAAAGAGTTAATCGCCACACCAAAACAGCCACCTTCGGGTGGCTTTTTAGAAAGTGTAAATGACACGAGGCACACCAGCACCGGCCATCACGCCGGAAATGTTCAAAGAGCTTTTTGAAGAGCACCCCACCGGGCGCGTCGTCTTGGAGCACCTGATTGTAAAATTCACCCGGCCCGCAGTGACCGAAGGTGGCATTGATGCGGTGCTGAAAACATACCTGCGACAAGGCGCGCGCATGCCGCTCGATTACATCGTTGGCCAGATCAACCGCGCGCATGGCGTTGGCACACCCGGAGAGCAAAATGAAACGTAAATTTGTACTGATGAATGCAGAGCCTGGAGCCGCTGGCGGTGGCGATGCCGGTGCCGCACCCGTTGCGCAATCTGCACAGCCAGCGGGTGACGCTGGCCAAGGGGCCGGGGCTGCCCAGCCTACGCAGACCGCTGCATCTTTGCTGGCCACCGCAAAGGCCGACCCCGCGCCCGCTGGCAATGACTGGATACCCGAGAAGTTCCGGGTACTGAACGGCGAAGCGTTGGATGTGGAGGCGTCCGCGCGCAAGCTGGCCGAGTCGTACTCGGGGCTGGAGAAGCGCGTGGGTTCTGGCGATGTGCCACCCAAGACCGCCGACGAATACGCGGTGACGGTGCCCGATGCACTCAAGGAAGCATGGCAAGAGGATGACCGCTTTAAGGCGTTCAAGACCGATGCGCTGGGCGCTGGCCTGACACAAAAGCAATTCGACTTTGTGGTGGGTAAGTATTTCAACGTGATGCCCGAGCTTGTGCAGGGTGGCCAGCAGGTGACTATGGACAAGGCCAGCGAAGAGCTGCGCGCGACCTGGACAACGGATGCAGAATTTAAAGCCAATGTGAAAGACGCATTCAAGGCATTCAGTGCCTATGCTTCGCCCGAAGATCAGGCCCGCATCGACGAACTCGGGAACAACCCGGTGGCCCTGCGCATCCTCGCCAAGATCGGCAAAGAGATGGGCGAGGCGGGCGGCATCCCGGCCCAAGGCGCAAGCACTGGAGCCGATAGCGTGCAAGACCTGATGCGATCGGATGCGTACCTGAACCCCAAGCACCCAGATCACAAAACGACCAGCGCCAAGGTGCAGGCGTTTTACGCCAAGAAATACGGCAACGCCGCCGCATAACCAATACTCTCCCTGCTGGCAGCAATGCCAGTTTTACGCCCGCACGGCTCACGCTCTGCGGGCTTTTTTATTCGGGAATCCGTTGACTAAAACGCGCACTATCGCAGCCATCGGCCTGGTGTGGCGACCAGATAACCGCAAAGCCAGCGCCTGCGTATCGCGCCGAAACGCAGGCTAAGTTTTGGGCCTGTATCCGCAGACAACCCGGCAAGGCGTTTTTTAGTAAACGAGGTTGAAATGAACAACACAATCACCGCTGCGTTTGTAACGCAGTTTCATGATTCGTTTGTCGCCGCTGCGGAGCAAAAAGAATCCCGGCTGGAGTCAACGGTCACAAATCGCGGGATGATCACAGGATCGTCCTTTACCGCCAATGACATGGGCACCGTCGAGGCGTCGCAAGTAACCAACCGTTACGGCGATACCGAGTGGACCATTCCCGACGCTGGCACCCGCTCTGCCTTGATGGCCGACTACGATGTGGCCATTCCCATTGAGCGCACCGACTTGGCAAAGCTGCTGGCAAATCCCCAAGGTGACTACCTGCAACGCTGTATTGCGGCCATGAACCGCAAAAAAGACAAGGTGATTTACGACGCCGCACGCGGTGCAGCACTGCGCAAGACCGACGAATCTGGTGCATTTGCTGGCGTGAGCTTGTCTGGTGGGCAAGTAATCGCGGCTGGCGGCACTGGCATGACCAAGGCCAAGATCATCACCGCACGTAAGCAGTTCCGCACCAACGAGGCGGACGAGCACAACGGAGAAGAGCTTTACATTGCCTACGACGCGGGCATGCTGGAGGACGTGTTGTCCGACACTACGCTGACAAGTGCCGACTTTATGGCAGTCAAGATGCTGCAAGAGGGCGACATTTCCGGCAAGTGGCTGGGCTTCAAGTGGGTGCCCTATGAGGCACTGACTGGCACCAGCACAAAGACCACGATGGCGTGGGCAAAGTCCGGCGTGCACGTGGGCTCTGGTGAAAACATCGTGACCGACATTGGCCCACGCCGCGACAAGCGCAACCTGATTCAAATCTATGTCGCAATGTCCATCGGCTCGGTTCGTGTCAACGAGCAAAAAGTCGTAACCATCGACTACGTGGTTTAAGGAGTAAAAAATGGCTGAAGTTAAATCAACCCAAATGACCAGCGTTGCCGCTGGCTCCAAGCTGCTGCCATCTGCTGATGGTGGCCGTCAGCGCCTGTTCTACGCCGAGTATCTGGCCCCAGCCAGCACCCAGGCAATCAGCGACACGATCTACCTGGGCGACTTGCCCAAGGGCGCGCGTATCGGGCATGACTGGATTTGCAACTTCTCGACTGGTACAGCGTCTTGCACCTTGGATGTGGGCTACCGCTCCAAGGCAACCGGCACTGTGATCGACGTGGATGGCATTGCAGCCCTGGCCGCAGTTACCACGGCGGGACAAGTTGCACTCAACACCGGCAGCGGTTTGGCGGCAGGCCTGTCCTACGTCACCACTGAGGCGGTCGAGGTGTATGCCACGATCCGCGCTGCAGTTCTGGCCGCAAGCCAGAAACTGATTTTCGAAGGCAGCTACGTTCAGGACTAACGCGCAAGCGTGAGCAATCGGGCCGGGTGTGGTGCAAGCTGCACCCGGCTTTTTCATAAAGAGGGTTTGCCGTGGCAACTCAAGTAAGTATCTGCTCAAATGCCCTGTTGATGCTGGGTGCCCAGACGATCAATTCGCTGGACGAGGAATCCGACCGTGCGCGGCTTGCATCAAACCTATATGACGGGCTGCGCAATGACCTACTGCGCAGCCATCCGTGGAACTGCGCAGTTAAGCGCGTGCTTCTTGCGCCTGATGTTGAGGTGCCCGCATTCGACTACACCGCACAATTCACCCTGCCCAGCGACTGGCTTAAAACTTTGAGCGTTGGCATCGAGGGCTACGAGGTGGACTACAAGCACGAGGGCGGAAAGATTCTTTGCGGCGGCACGTCGCTGGCGCTGCGCTATATCTTCCGCAATGAGGTTGAGGCCACATGGGATTCGATGATGGTGCGCGCAATGGAGCTGCGCATGGCCGCTGAGATGGCCTACCCGATTACCGGAAGCGCAAGCATGGCGGACATGATGCACAACAAGCTACAGCAGCACATGCAGCAAGCCCGCGCAGTGGATGGACAGGACGACCCACCGCAGACGCTGGGAGACTTCCCGTTGCATCAGTCGCGGTACATGGGCCGGGCGGGGTACTGACATGCCCCGCACCACGGTACTACAAACAAATTTTACGGCTGGCGAGATTAGCCCAAAGCTATACGGGCGCGTCGATGTGGCGCGCTACCAAAACGGCGCCAAGCTGATGCGCGACACCATCCCCCAGGTGTACGGCGGTGCCAAGCGCCGGGATGGGTCGTTGTTCGTGCACGAGGTCAAGACCAGCGCCAAGGAAACCAGGCTGGTGCCGTTCATCTACGATGAGGCCACGGCCTACATTTTGGAGTTCGGTGACCTTTACATGCGCGTGTACAAAAACGGCGCGCTGCTTGGCGCACCTTACGAGATTGCAACGCCATTCACCGAGGCCATGCTTTTCGACCTGGACTACACCCAGGGCGCGGACACCATGTTCATGTTTCAGGAGACGCTGGCACCGCGCAGGCTGCGCCGGTTCGGTGATACGAGCTGGACTCTGGACATTGCGCCATTCACCGAGACGCCGTTTCAAGAGCCTGGCACCTACCCGGCGGCCACGCTGACACCCAGCGCCAAAGACCCGGTGGGCGGCGCGTGCACATTGACCGCTGGCGCGGCGGTGTTTGCTGCGGGTGATGTTGGATCGTCCGTCAAGATCAACGGCGGCATCGTCAAGATAACCGGGTTCACTAGTACCACCATCGTCACCGGCATCATCAAACAGGAGTTGTCCAGCATTGTTGCCGCGCCCCAGGACGCATGGAGCCTGCACGCGCCAGCATGGAGCGCCAGCCTTGGATACCCGCGCACCGGCACACTGTACGAGCAGCGGCTGATTGTGGGCGGCTCTCCATCGTTTCCGCAGACCATTTGGGGCAGCGCAACGGCGGCTTATCTGGACTTCACCATGGGGGTAAACGACGACGATGCGTTTTCATTCACCATTGCCAGCGACCAGGTGAACCCCATTCAGTACCTGGCTAGCAGCCGGGCACTGGTGGCGCTCACATCAGGCGGAGAATTCACGGTGGCCGGGGGCCTTGAAAAGCCACTTGCGCCGACCAATGCCCAGGTGCGCCAGCGCAGCAACTACGGATGCAGCCGGGTGCGCCCGGTGCGAATTCGGGACGCAGAAATTTTCATTCAGCGGGCCGGTGCCAAGGTGCGCAGCTTTGCCTACAACGTGAGTAACGACGACTGGACAGCGCCCGACATTGCCGTGATGGCTGAGCACCTGACCACGGCGGGCATTGTGGATATTGCCTGGCAGCAAGAGCCGACCAGCATCATTTGGATGGTGCGCGCCGATGGCGTGCTGGTATCAGTGACCTACGACAAAGACCAAGACGTAGTTGGCTGGGCCATGCATACCGGGTTCGATGGGTTCGTGGAGTCGGTGGCCACCATCCCCGATGCTGACAGCGATCAGTTGTGGCTGGTGGTTCAGCGCACCATCAACGGCGTGACCAAGCGGTATGTGGAGCGATTACTCCCTAGCGTGCTGCTGGACAGTGCCGTGATGGTCACAGCCGGAAGCCCCGCCACCGTGTGGACCGGGCTATCCCACCTGGAAGGCAAGGAAGTTGACGTTGTGGGCGATGATGCCTACGTGGGCCGCTACACGGTGGCGGCGGGCCAGATCACCACAAACAAGGCGATCACCGAGGCCAAGATAGGCCTGCCGTTCGAGAACCGGCTGGAGATGCTCGACCCAGAGATTCAAACCGGCATGGGCAGCGCCAGCGGCAACTACATGCGCACCAGCGAGGTAACGGCCAGATTCTTCGAGACGACCGGCGCAATGGTCAACGACCAGCCAATCGTATTCCGAAAGTTCGGCAGCAATGCAGTGGTGCAGACCCCGCAGCTTTTCAGCGGCGTGACGCGCATAGAAAATTTGGGGTGGGACCGAGGAACGTCCGATTTGGTGATCACCCAGGACAAACCAATGCCTTTTCATCTGCTTTCAATCACCCGCAAATTTACGGTCAACGATGGCTAATACACTGCGACAAGCAACACACGGCGACCTGACTGCCATCATTGAGCTGGCGCGGGAGATGCACGACGAGAGCCCACGGTTTCAGCGGTATGCCTTCTTGGGTTACCGGCTGCGCACCACACTGGAGGCCACGCTGAACATGGGCGAGCGTGGGTGTTTGATCGTGGCGGAGCGAGATGGGCGCATCATTGGGGCATTTGCCGGGGTTGCCGTTGATCACTTTGCATGCGATGTGTTGCAGGCCTGCGACCTTGGCCTATTCGTGGCGCAAGATGCCCGAGGCGGCACCACGGCGGCGCGGTTGGTGCGGGCATACGTGGACTGGGCCGCCAGCATCGAAGCAGAGCCAACGATCAGCATCAACACCGGCGTGGCCGTGGAGCGCACCGGGCAACTGCTGGCGGCGCTGGGCGCGAAACAGTCGGGTATTTCTTGGACATGGGGGATTTGATATGTGTATCAGTGCAGCGGCTGTAATGGCCATTTCGGCGGGGGTATCGGTGGCTGGCCAGCTTGCCCAGGGCCAAGCCCAGAAGCAGGCCAAAGACGCCCAGGCGCTGGAGTACGATATTCAGGCCGCACAGGCCAAGGTAGACGCCGAGCAAGAGGCAAAGCGCATTCGTGCAGCGGGTGAAAAGACCGCAGGCGCGGCGCGGGCGGCACTGGCCGGGGCGGGCATCAATGTGGACATTGGTAGCGCGGTCAATATCAACGAGGACATTTACCGAAACAGCGAGAGCGATGCGTTCAATACCTTGTTGACCGGCAGCAACCGGGCTGCCAGCTACGGGCGCAGCGCCAGCCAAGCGCGCGGGGCAGGGAAAGACGCAGAAAGCGCCAGCCTGTTAAGCGCAGCCACAACGGCGGCCAATGCTTACGGCGGGTGGAAGTCAACCCAAGCACCGACAAACGCCTTTGCAGACCGTGCCGGGGCCATTGGCTCGGGTTCTGGCGGACGCATACGCACGATCACAGGAGGCCGCTAAATGGCACGGATTCCAGACGGTTCACAATTCGGGCAAGTAGTGGCACGCGGTGGCCCCATGGCCAACATCGACCCCGGCGCGTATGGCGCGGAGACGGCTCAAGCGGTAACCCGTGCGGGTGCCATTGGCATGCAGGGTGCGCAGCAGTCGCTAAACCAAGACGCAGCCGAGGCGAGGCACGCAGAAGCCCAGGCGCTGGCCGAGCAGAAGCAGCAGGCCAGAGAGCAGGAACAAGAGGCCAGAGCCGCATCAAGGGAAGCGGCGCGCGTGAAAGCGCTCACGGCCACGGCCACGGTGCAAGGCGGTTTGGCAAACCTGCATGACAAGTTGCAGGCCGACATGGAGAGCGGAACGCTGGACAAGTCCGAGATTGGCGCGGCATGGGCCGAGCAAAGCAAGAAGATAGTGGACGATGGCGTTGCAGGGGTGGACGACCAGCACCGTGATCTGGTCAATGCTTCTCTGATTAACGATGTGGGCCGTTATGGCCAATCCGTGAGCAAGATGGTGGTGGCGCGAGACAAGCAAGACATTCTGGTGGGTGGCTTGTCCTACATCGAAATGATGCAGCGCCAAGCGGCGCGCGGCCCTAAAGAGGCTGACCAAGCCATTGCCAATGTGCGCGACTTCTGGACCGCCACCGGCCCCATGGCAGGCGAGAACCCAGCCCAAGCAGCGGCGCGGGTGCAAAAGTTTAGCGAGAACGTGCGCACCCGGCAGGCAACCGAACTGGTGAACAAAGACCCAGCGGCAGCACTCAAGGCACTCAAGAATCCCGACTTCCTGCCCGAGCTAGACCCGGACAAGCGATCAGCATTGATCCAGACCGCTGATGCTGCGGTACTGCGCAACCAGCAGCGGGGCGCATTGCATGCCGAGGCGTCAGCGCGCGCACAGACCAAAGCATGGGAGGGTTTGCAAAGCGTGTACAACGCCGGGAAGATGCCAACCCCTGAATATGCGGCTACGCTGGCCAAGACGTTCAAGGGCACGCCATACGAGGGCGCATTGCAGACCATGATGGCTGACGGTCCAGCCAATGCCGCGTTTGTGGTGCAGCCACTGCAAAAGCAAGAGCTTGCCCTTACCGACTTGCAAAACAAGATGAACAGCGGCGGCGCCACGCCCGAGGAAATAAAGCAATACGGCAAGCTGGAGCAAATCCACAAGGCCACGCTGAGCGACATTAAAGATGATCCGTACAAAGCGGCATCAGAGCGCGGGGTGCTGGTGAACCTGCAACCACTGAGCATTGATTTAAAGACACTGCCCCAGCAATTGGAGCAGCGCGGCCAGCAGGCGGGCATTGTGAGCCAGTGGACGGGTAAGGAAGTATCCCTATTCCGACCCGACGAGGCCGACAAGGTGGCCAAGGTGTTGCAGGCCATGGCACCAGCAGACAAAGCCGGGGCACTGGCAGGGCTGGCCAAGGTGATGACGCCGGGCCAACGGGTGGCATTTGCCCAGCAGGTAGGCCCAAAGGATAGGGGTTTGGAGTTGGCGGCCAGCATGGGCACCGGCCAGACCACAGCGGGGCGCTATGCCAGCGAGTTGCTACTACTTGGGCAGCAGGCGATTAAAGACAAGTCGGTGAAACCCGACAGCACGGCAGTGACCGGCACCAAGGCCACGGCGGCTGAATATCTTGGCACGGCGGTTACCGGCAAGCAGCGCGAGGATGTGCTGGAGGCGGCAACCATGATCTACCACGGCATGCAGGCCGAGGGCGGCGGCGATGTGAAGCGCGCGGTGCGCATGGCATTGGGCGGGCCGGTGCTGGAATACAACGGCAAGAAGGTGGCGGCCCCGGCGCAGTTCGAGAACGAATCGACATTTACAGCAGCAGTGCAGACCACGGCCAAGGCGGCTGCGGGTGGCGCTCCGGTCTACATCGGCGGGCGAGAGTACCCCAGCGAGGCGTTTCTAAGCGCACTACCCAAGAGTGATTTGCAGGCGGTGGGCTTGGGCCGCTACATCGTGCGATCAGGTGCCGGGCTGGTGACTACCAAGAACGGCAAGGCTCTGGTGCTGGAGGTCAAATAATGTCCCTACTCGATACCAACAGCGACGAACTGATAGCAGCCGCCGAGCAGGCACCAGCACCCATACAGCGCAAGGAGCCGACCCAGCGGTTTAGCACCTGGAGCATGCTAGGCGCAGCACCAAAAGGCGTGGCCGCTGGAGCCGCCGAGGGAACAGGATCGACCGCCGACATTCTGGGCGCATTCGGGCAGGCACTGGCCACCACGGGCGGCAGCGGTAAAGGAATGTTTGCCACACCCACCCCCGAGGAACGCAAGCAGACCAACGAGGCAACCGACAAGCTACTGAAAGAAGGCATCGACTACAACAGCGAGGCGGGGCGACTGTTCCGCAACGTGTCAGCCGACTACACCCCCGACGCGCAGACCGCGCATGTGGCCGAGAGCGCAGTCTTTAACCTGTTCCGGGTTGGCTCCAAGGCTCTGACCAGTGCGGCCACCATGGGCAACATCCCCGGCGCGGTGGTTGCGGGGCTTGAGGAAGGCTTTACCCAATCCGACCAACTAGGCCAGCAAGGTGTGGACCTGGCCACAAGGTCTAAGGTGGGCGCGGTTACAGCGGTCACCAATGCCGTTGGCTTTGCCCTACCCGTGGCGGGTGCCACATGGAAAAGCACGGCTGCGCTGGCCGTGGCCGGTGGGCCTGCATCATTCATTGCCCAGAACGCAGCCACGCGCGAGATACTGAAAGCCGCCGATTATTCCAAACTGGCCGACCAATACGACCCGCTCGACCCGGTAGGGCTGGCACTGTCTACCCTGTTGCCGCTCGGATTCGGTGCGCTGGTCATGCGCGGCGCCAAGGTCAAAGCGAAAGGGCCAATGCCCGACGGCACGCCACCGCCCGACACAGCACCACCCAAGATGGCACCGCCCGACGATCTGGTGGACGCTGCGCGTGTGAACCTGGTGCGCGAACATATGGACGCCACCAACCCCAAGCCGGGAGACTTGGAAGCGGCAGACGCCCACACCAAGGCATACAAACAGGCCATGGAGCAGCAGGCAGAAGGCCGCCCGGTCAGCATCATGGATGTAGCCCCGAAGATCGAACCCATTGCAGGCAAGGCCACCGATACGCCCAACTTTAAAGCGTGGTTTGGTGATAGCAAGGTGGTGGACGATACCGGCGCGCCGATGGTGGTGTATCACGGTACGGCGGCGGATTTTCAAGCCTTTAACTCAAAAGCCAAACAGGTGTCTGGTGATGTTGGTGAAATAGGCATTTTTCTTACAAACGATCCAAAGTACGCATCTGCCTATGCCGCAGACATGAAAGGAAACGCCAAAGATGGCGGTTCTGTGATGCCGGTCTATGTATCGCTCAAAAGGCCAAAAGTTGAATCAATGGATTTGATGGAGGACATCGAATCAACTTGGGACAAAGCAAAAGTCGCAGCCTACAAGGGAAAGCTAATTCGAGAGGGGCACGACGGAATAGTGTTTCGAGGTAATGGAACAGACGAGTATGTGGCTTTTGACCCCAAGCAAATCAAAAGCGCAATCGGAAACAGCGGCAAGTTCGACCCCAACAGCGCCAGCCTGACCGACAACCCCATTGCAGACTGGGGCGCGGGGCTTACCAAGGCGCTGGACGACATGGCGGCAGAGCGT